GATCGCATGATGTGCAAGAGCGAAGCAGGACGTAGTCCTCAGAGCAAAGCGGTAGCCGTATGAAAGTGACACCATGCACGGCAAATCAAGCGCTTACAATTTTGCGCGAGGGTTACAAGGTTAGATGCGCCGCTTGGGCTCATGGACGATATATCGAAGTGGTAGCCGACAAGATTACACTTAACGATGCATCTAACAGCATTACACTCAACCATATAGAGGCTAACACCATAACGCAAAACAGCATCCTTCAGGATTTTGTTTTGAACAATCAATGGGAATTTCTACAATCTTGACCGGTCATTACCGGACAACTAAGATTCAAGCCCTCAGCGTCATCGATGACTGGGGGCTGGACTTTGCAAGCGGGAACGTTGTCAAGTATCTGCAACGATGCCCACACAAAGGAACGGCTACAGACGATGCTATCAAGGCGCTCTGGTACATGGCATATGTTGCAACCAGGGATGTTGCATTTGCTGATCGCATAGCCAAGGAAGCGGAGGAGATAAATAAATGACTGTTGATTTTTTTCATGTTTTATTGATGAACAATAAAGATGAAGTTGGGAAAATTGTAAGGCTTGCTGAGTTCATGTGTTTATTTGCAGCCAAACTTAAGAGGCCAATGCCGGAAGTATTTCATTTGATTTGTTGGCTAGAAGATGAAAAAGGTAAGTTGACCATAACATTTAACACACATCCTCAAACATTTATTATGAAACTAGCAAAGGAAGCATGGGAAGAATGCAACGAAGCTGAGATTGTATTTCAATACATCGAAACTACAAAGACTGTAGTCGAAGTTGAGGCCAAAGATGGCACAAGCATTTAGCCTGGAAGAGAAGAAAGAACGCATCCGGCAAGCGATGGAAATCTATAACGAGACCGGCAGCTGGTCTAACGCTGACAACATCGTTAGGCGGCAGAGCGTGGAGAAGTGGATACGCAACCCGGAGCTGCAGGCATACGCTACAAGCCTTGGATACCAGCAACTCTGTACAGATCCAATAGCAACCTTTGCCCCTGAAACCAAGCATCCACAATGCCGGATGAGTTTTAGCGGGGCAATGGTTCACCTCAAGGAAGGTAGATACCTTTGCCGGGATGGCGCAAGGCTTCACTATGCCATCAGCCATGGCGCTCTGGTTATGTACAAACTCGACGGCGCAGGTAACCGGCATCATGCTGGGCCTGCTTACTTCCGTGGTGCTGATGTTCTTGCAGCTGATTGGGTGATAATCAAATGACCTTTGATAGAGCAATCCGAGCTATGTTGAATGGTAAAGCCATCAGGCGCGGTAAGAATAAGTTTATACGCATCCGGGAACTTCATCATGAAGGTGAGATTTATCCAATGATTGTTGGGCCAAGCGGTAATGAATGTCCAACTATCTACACTAACATTGAAGCCTTGATGGCTGATGATTGGCAGTGCGGAACGTATAACGCAAAGACCTATGACGTGACTTGGGACGATGTCGTTTACGATGGTCACGAACGACCCATAGATAGATTTCAAGATGTTATTGATCAATCTGTAATCAACTTAGAATCTAGGCTGAAGGGAGATAAGTAATGAGATTCGGTGAAGTGATACAAGCCTTGATGGCTGGTGGCGGTAACGCGGTATGGCGGCAGGAATGGGGAGGTTCGGTATTCCTGCGCTACTCGGAACTCTGGAACATCTTTGAACTGCATGGCCCAGGCGGAAGGGTGACACAGTTGGAAGAACTTAGCCTTTCACCCGGTGACCTGTTTGCAACCGATTGGGCGGTAGTGAAGCTTGACCCGCGTACCGGGGAGGTAGCCAAATGATTCTTTTTGCTCTGGGTGTCCTGCTCGGTGCGGGATGCTTGGCGGTATACAACGAGATGTACACGAGATGGTTATATAACGATGTGAAGAAACGGGCTAAAAAGCAAGGCATCAGCGATGAAAAGATGAGGGCAGCTCTGATGTGGGCTACCTCCGCTGAGATAGGGAAGAACTTAGATGGCAGCACAACCAAACGCGGGTAGACCAACAAAGTACACGCCGCCAACCGTGGCAAAGATTCTGGAGGCTCTGCGAGGTGGCAACACCCGCAGGGCTTCCTGTGCTGCTGGAGGTATTGACCAGACAACCTTTGCTAACTGGCTCAAAGAATATTCTGATTTTTCATACGCTGTAGAAAAAGCGGAAGGTGAAGCGGAGCTGCGGAACCTTGCCGTCATACAAGATGCCACAAAGACCACTTGGCAGGCAGCCGCATGGTGGCTTGAGCGTAAGCACAAAGCCGAGTGGTCAAGCCGGGTAGAGCAGACCGGCGCAGACGGTAGCCCGGTCAAGGTCATCGTGGAGTACGCTGATAAGCCTAATGCATGAGCTACACCACGGCAACTGCTTAGACATCTTGCGAACCATGCCGGATGCTTCCGTTGATGCGGTTGTAACGGATCCGCCGTACGGCTTATCCTTCATGGGCAAGCGGTGGGACTATGACGTTCCAGGCGTTGAGATATGGGAGCAATGCTTGCGGGTGCTCAAGCCTGGAGGTTACCTGCTGGCGTTTGCAGGGACACGTACGCAACACCGCATGGCGGTACGAATCGAAGATGCAGGGTTTGAGATTCGAGACATGATCGCATGGATGTACGGCTCTGGCTTCCCTAAGTCTCACAACCTGCAAGACGATAGGCAGGGATGGGGTACGGCACTGAAGCCTGCCATGGAGCCTATTACAATGGCACGTAAGCCGATCAAAGGCACGGTTGCAGATAATGTGCAGGCATACGGTACAGGCGCAATCAACATTGACGGTTGCCGGATTATGTATGCCAGCGATACAGACAAATCAAAGATGGTCAATGCCAAGTGGCACGTTAACGGTTCATCTGCTGGCATCAACGGCAATGGGTTTGTTACATCCAACAATGTAGGTGATGTGTTAGATGGTGCTGAGTTTACTCACGACTTAGGTAGGTGGCCTGCTAACGTCCTGCATGATGGTTGTGACGATGTCCTGCGGGGCATGGGGGAAGCGGCACGATTCTTCTACACGCCTAAAGCCTGCAAGAGTGACAGGGAAAATGGATGTTTTGCATTACCATTAGTGTCTTATGAAATGAACAGGCCGCCAGATAGTGACCTTAACCAAGTACCAACAGTCAACCGCAACTTTCACCCAACCGTAAAGCCTACCGACCTGATGCGCTACTTGTGCCGTATGGTTACACCTCCCGGCGGTATCGTGCTTGACCCATTCACCGGCTCAGGCTCTACAGGGCGTGGTGCTGTGCTTGAAGGCTTCAGGTTCATTGGATGCGAGATGGATGCAGACTACATCAAGATAGCAAACGCCCGCATCCTTGCAGCTGAGAAAGCGTACCAACCTTGCCTGACATTCGACTAGTCCTGCCAAGACCACACGAAGCCCAGCAGGTCATCTTGCGGGAAGCCAAGCGGTTCAATGTGCTTGCCTGTGGTCGTAGGTTCGGCAAAACAACGCTTGGTGGGAATCTCTTATCGGATCCGGTGCTGAAAGACGGCTTACCCTGTGCATGGTTTGCACCTACATACAGACTGCTGGAGGAAGCGTATAACGACCATAAGCGGATATACGCTCCTGTTATCCGGCGAGCTGTGCAGACACCTGCACCGCGCATCGAACTTATCACCGGAGCAGCTATTGATTACTGGACTCTGGATGACCCTAGCACGGTAGCCCGTGGGCGTAAGTACAAGCGGGTCATCATCGATGAAGCCGCTATGGCTAGACATCTAGAGCAAGCCTGGACGGAAGCAATCCGCCCAACGCTCACCGATTACCGGGGGGATGCGTTCTTTCTCAGCACTCCCAAGGGTAGCAACTATTTCAAGACCCTTCATGCTATGGCGGCTGTAGATCCGGACTGGATGGCATGGCAGATGCCTACCACGGCTAACCCTTGGATAGATGCCGCTGAGGTAGACAAAGCCGGGGAGTCACTGCCGAGCATCGCGTTTAGGCAAGAGTACTTAGCGGAGTTTGTGGATGCTGCGGGCGCTCGTATCAAGCGTGAATGGTTGCGCTTTGGTGATACTCCTGAAGGCTTACCGGTCTACCTTGGGGTTGACCTTGCGATATCGACAAAGGCGGAAGCAGACTATACCGCCGTGGTAGCTCTGAGCCGTGGTGAGGACGGCACGATCTACGTCCTGGATGTCAACCGTACCCGTGCAGACTTTGCTTCCGTGTTGCGGTTCATTGAGGCGATGGCTGAGAAGTGGCATCCCGTCATGATTGGCATTGAGCAGGTGCAGTATCAAGCCGCTGTCGTGCAAGAGCTTATGAGGCGTACGAAACTGCCTATCCGGGGCATCAGACCAGACCGGGACAAAGTGACCCGCTTTGGGCCTTTAGAAGCCCGGTACGAGCAAGGGCAAGTAATACACGTTGAAGGGTTGCCACCGTACTGGCAAGATGAACTGCTATCCTTCCCGGTTGGGCGGCATGATGACGTGGTGGACGCGATGGCTTACGCTTGGCAGGTGATCGGACAGCGCAAGGGCTGGGGTGCCGTCTAAACTTTATATACTTTCTACTTGACATGTATACACTCAGAGTGTATATTATCTACATCCAAGGGGATACAGGAGATAAACAATGAACTTAGTATTACGTGAAGCAATCATCAACGGCGGATCATTCTGCTACTGCAACACAGGATGTTACTTGAACATCAGTAAGTCACGTGTTCTGCAGATGGTAAACAAGTCAAACGGAAACTGCTTTCTAAAGGCTAATGAGAATACAACGAACTGTATTGAGATTCACTTCCACACAAACAACGCATACATTCAAATCTGGAAGTAATCGAAGGAAACGCCACACAGGCCCCCGCAAGGGGGCTTTTTTGTGTCTGTGGGATACTGAGGGCATGGGTATCTTTGACCGCTTCCTCGGCAGAAAAGCCGCAGCCAACCCGACACAGGCTTTGCCGTTGCCATTGTCGCAGTCACGTGACATCTACCTAACCGGGTACGGCTCTGGTCAGCTGCAAACACTCCTGCGCCGTGCGCTCCCTGGCTCAACCAAAGACTGGTCTAGGATTGCCGGTGACCTTGGGCTGAACGGGGTTGTGGCATCTGCCATCGACTGGTACGTCAGGAACTACCCACAGGCAACACCAAAGTACTACCGACCGGTAGACAGCCAGCAAGCAGAGCCTATCGAAGACCATCCAGTTATCAAGCTTATGGCTCAACCAGATCCGATGATAATGGGTAGCCTTTTCTGGTCTTGGGTTATCCAAGATTACAAGTTATTCGGCAACACCTACCTCCGCAAGATTCGATCTACTACCCGTGGCGTGGTGACCGCTCTGCAGTTCCTGCCGCAGGACATGGTGCGACCGGTTGGCAATGGCGTAAACCCTTTAACCCACTACATCTACACCACGGACGGGCGTTCTTTCGACATCCCGGTATCTGACATCATTCACATTCGGTACAACCGTGACCCGCAGGACATCCGCTTGGGGCGTAGCCCGGTAATGGCTGTACTGCGTGAGATAGCCACCGATAACACGGCATCTACAACCGCTTATGGTTTGCTTGCTAACGGCGCTATGCCTTCATTGATTGTCGGGCCTGATGCCAAAGACCAAACCGTAGACATCAGCATGGATGACGCTCGGCAGGTCAAACGGCAGTTACACGAAGACCTAACCGGGGACGGTTCAGGCGGCATCGTAGTAATGACCGGCGCATACAAACTCGACCGGGTATCTCTTACGCCTTCCGAGCTTGCATTGGATTCCGTGAGACGTGTTCCTGAGGAGCGAATCTGTTCAGCCCTTGGTATCAACCCTATGGTTTTAGGGCTTGGCGCAGGGCTTGACCGGTCTACCTACAACAACTTTGAGCGCGCCCAGCAAGCGGCTTGGGAGGATGGCATGGTGCCTTTACTCCGTACCCTTGCCGATGCGATTACCGCCGACCTCCTGCCAGAGTACCCAGAGACGCAGGAAGGTGACTTTGTACAGTACGACCTTGAAACGGTCAGGGCGCTTGCTGATGACCTAGCGGCTGAAGCCGAGCGGGCAGAACGGTTGTACAAGGCTGGCATCATTGACCGTGCGGAAGCAAAGCGCATAGCCGGTCTTGAAGCAGTGCCGGAAGATACCGGGGTACTGCATCCATCTGCTATCAGCGTACAGGCTGGCACCGGTGCATCACTAGCCGAGACAACCAACGCGGCAGGTATCTTGATTCGGTCTGGTTACGATCCGGGTAGCGTGACTAACTTCCTCAACCTGCCAGTACAGCACACAGGAGCCGCACCGGTTACCCTGCGAGATGAAGCAGCCAAGGCACTAGCTGGAAAGTTTGCACCAACTGATGCCATGCGGGAAGCGGCACAACGTGCTCTTGACTGGAAGGCTGAGGGGTTCGATGGTGGGACACGGGTAGGCTTGGCAAGGGCTAACCAGATTGTGAATGGGGAGCAACTTTCCGAAGATACGATACTCCGGATGTATTCTTTCTTCTCCCGCCATGAAGTAGACAAAAAGGCCGAGGGGTTCAACTCTGGTGAGGAAGGTTTCCCTTCACCCGGTAGGGTAGCCTGGGACTTGTGGGGCGGTGATGCTGGCTTTCGCTGGTCTACATCTAAGCGCGATCAGATGCAGGGCGATGAAGGTAAGAGCCTTGATTGTTGCACTCCGGGGGTAGTGTACAAGAGCCACCCTTTTTACGGATACGAGCTGGAGAGCAGCTCAAACGAGTAGACGATGGCACGGGCAGGATCTATGCCGCATCGCAGAAGTTCCGCAATGACCTACTGGAGCGTGAAGGCGTAGCCATAAGCCGGATGCAACGTGCCTACAAGGCAGCAACAAAGGCTAGCATCGATGAACTCGAAGCGCTGGAGGGTAGGATAGCCGAGCGTGAAGCCAACGGAGAACCACCGTCCGATACGATTCTCTGGATGCGTCAGCGCATCATTGACAACATCGAGGAGCTAGGGCGCAACCTGAAGAAGTTCAGCATCGAGGGGGCTACGATAACCGCAGATGGACAGTTACAAAGTGCCATACTTGCTAATGATGCAACGGCGGGCCTTGTGGAAGCGGCAGCGGGTAAAAAGCCCGCAGGCGTTACCCTTGGTACTTCATGGACAAACCTACCTGATGAGCAACTCCAAGCCTTTGTCGGGCTCGCAGGCGATGGTAGCCCTTTGGCTGTCCTATTCGACTCAATCCCACAAGTAACCACTGATGCCATGCAGATGGCTTTGGTACAGGGCATAAGCCTAGGTGAAGGCCCACGGACGGTAGCACGGCGGGTACGCAGGGCAGCTGACATTGGACGCTACCGAGCAGAGACTATTGCGCGTACCGAGATGATCCGAAGCGCAAGGGAAGCCCAGCGACAACTCTACACGCAGAACCCTGCGG